CAGTCTCATTTTTCCTCCTTTTTATTTTTTAACTTCTCTAAACCTTTCAAGTCTACTTTGACTTTCAAAGCCTTTGCTATCTTTCTTAATGTTACCACTATTTCAGCTAAGTCAATTGACTGCTCATCAATCTTGTCTTCTAGTGTCTTTAAAACGATTGGCGTAAGCCTAATAGCGTCTTTTGTTCTTGGATCTAATGACATAATTTCCTTTCTAAATATGTTTCCATATCTTTTTAATAATAATGTCGTAAATCGTTCCCATGTTTATACAATAGTTCTTAACAGGCTTCCAATCTATCATCGTCTCCCTTTTATACTTCTCCTGCTTAATAATCTTCTACCACCCTTACTAGCCCAGGCAGGAGCCTCGGTTTTCATTGTCTGAAATGCCTCCAAATTTAAGAAAAAATACTCCATAGCTGTACTTGGGTGAGAAGTAAAGTCATGGATTGGTTTAATAATTGGAGTGGTAGCTTGTGAATTTTCTGCCCTCTCTGGATAGCGGTACATCTTCCAGCATTCAAGAATGTAATCTGTTCTTGGATTGGCGTTGACCTCAACACCTTTAGACAGCCAGGCTTTGGTAATATCTCTTCTAGTTAAAAAGTCATTCTTTCCAATAGACTGAACATGAACACCCACCTTAGCCAATTCATTTAAGGTAGAGGATGACTTGATGAAAGACTTCTTCCTTACATCAGCATCTCCGAAGTGGATAGCTGGAGGAAGCTGACTAATTTCATTAAAGGCTTTAAGGTCTTCATCTGAGTAAGTGAACTTAGAATCTAGTGCTTTGCCAAAAATAGGGAAATAGAACTGGATAATCTGTCCTTCATTCTGGTATCCATCAATTAGGCGTGGTTTGCCATTCTCTGGGTTAATTTGCCAAAAAAGGAAGACAGTTCCGTCAAGTCCATAATCTCCAGAACAGTACAGAACCTGCCCGGGAATGAATGGGTATTTACCATAGACAGTGTTTACAATCTCAGGATAGACACGCCCAGCAATAGAAAGTTCCCAGTTAATCATTATTTCTCTGTTGAAGTCTTCTACGCTACGCCTCTCCCTCTGCTCCTTAAGCCACTTGTTAGTCTTACGAGGGTCCATGTTATAAGTGAGAGTCACTACCTTAATCTTTTCCCCGTCCTTACCAAACCTTAATCTCTTGGCTTTTCCAGGCTTAATTCCAGGCGTGGTCAAAACAATACGACAGTTGGTGGTATCAGCAGTGGAGCCCCATGCGGCAGTATCGTTATCCCAGAAAGCAAACTCGTCAAGCATGATAGCCTTTTGGCGACCACCACGAGAGAAGTTCTGATTGGAAGACTCACCAGAAATAGCATTACCATTTTCAGGATTAACCAAAGACATGTAGTTGAAATGCCTATCTGGGTTGTATCCTGTTGGTAAAATGAAGGCTGGAAGTCTGCTCATCATGTAGTCAATCTTTCCGAACAAAGACTCTTCTTTGTTACCTACAACTCCACCCCTACGGTTATCCACATAGTCTTCTTTACGAGAACCAATCAAAAAGTTAGCGGCTGGAGTCCATAACCACATCCAAATGAGAACAGCCAGTACAGTATAGGTGGCTCCCATTTCACGACACTTCTCAATGAAGATGTCATCTCCATTCATAATAGCCTTAACCAAGTCTCTGACTAGCCTCTTCTGAAAAGGGAAAGTTACAAACCTATGGTGGAATGGTTCATTCTTAGGGTCAAAGGTATATAGGAAGGTATCAACAAAATATACTGGGTCTTCTTTAGCTTTCTGCTTCATTTCAAACAGGAGCTTCTCAAACTTCTTCTGTTCCTTTGGGGAGATCTCTATTGTTTCACTCATAGAATTTTTACATACTCCTTTTTCAAAACCTTTGGACTAAAGTTGTCTATTCCAAGTTTGTAAGCCTTTTCTTTAGAAGGAAGCTTCTTAGCCCAAGAATCTATCTTTTTAGCTAAGGAATGAGTATAGGCTGAGTAACAATCCAATACAGCCCTAACCTCAATAGAGTTTTTCTTTCTGACAGGAACTAGCCACTCTGAAGGCAACAATTTATTGTTAGGGGATATGTTAGTCATCATTACTGGAAGAGCACTCATTAAAGCCTCGTTGGTGGTCAATGAGAGCCCTCCATATCTTCTAGGAAGAATAAGACCATCAAAGCCTTTATAGAGGTCAGCATTCTTCTTAAAATTTTTAATTCTGTAAACCACTCTTGGGTCATCAATCATGTACTCTGCCGGGAGTTTGTGTTGGGAATGAATGATGAGTTTATATTTTCCCTTAGACATCTTTACTGCTCTCAAAAGGTCAAGAGTCCCATTTCTATCCTCAAAGGCTAGTGTGCCGACAATGTGTAAGAATCTTGGAGCTAGTCTGTACCTCTTCATGTTTGTAAACTTTATGCTCAAGAACTCGTCTGGGTCAATTGGAGGAGGAAGATACTGGACATTTTCATCTCCAAAGTCTTCTTTCATCTTTTCAATCATCCAATAAGAAGGCATTAAAAACAAATCTGGTACTGGTAGGTGTCTGGCGAAGATATTCTCATTGAACTCGTAATTAGACTGGACGATTGTTTTTATGCCTAGTTTCTTACAAAGAGAGATTAAATAGAAGTTATAGGGATTCTCAACCATCAAAACAGTCTTTAACCCTGGAACCCAGTTAGCTATATCTCTGTTCTGGGGAAACCCCTTAGTTACAGTAGTGATCTCTTTTGGATACCAATCCCAGTTCATTGCCTTGTTCTTGGAGAACTCCCTAGAGTCTATCAACAGAACTCTATCAGGCTTTAACATATCGTAAAGCCTCTTAGTCTGGATACCCAGACCTCCGTTATTGGCGAAAACTAAAATTCCTAATCTATTACTCATTTTAATATATATTCAATTCCTCCAAATTTGACTCACCAGCACTTCCATCAAGATGATAACTTCTTTTAATGCCACCATCTGGATGGTAAATAAACATTTTCCACTTATCCCAACCCTTCATTCCCTGTTCACGCCAGATGTCTTGAACAACGCCGTGCATATAGCTTTCAATGAAACAATTAGAATCCTTTGAGAACAAGCCCATTGCAATCCGATAAATCTCTTGAGAGGCGAGATGTGGTCTTTGACTCCACTGAACAGTTTTTCGGAAACCATCATGTACTCCACCTATCATTAAGTATTCGTGAACATCTGGGATAACTTCCTCAAAGTGGAAACGAATGAGATTGGCTTTACCCGACCTAATGTAATCCTTACACTTCTCCCAGTCAATCTTCCTATCGGGAGTTAATGGAGTGTCTTGCTCTACATACAGAATCATTGGCATATCAATTGACTGCAGGAAGTGTTTCATCATTCCCGACTGGTGACTGTGATGGTCAAAGATAATTGGCAAAACATTCTCGTATTCAAAGTTACACTTCCAAAGCATCCTGCTTACAAACTCGTTGTAGTCAGCTCTACGGTCTTCCTGTTCTTCTCTAACCCCATCAAAGGTAATCACAATAGGACAGTCTGTATGGACTCTGATAGATTTAATCGTTTCTTCAAGAATTGAAGTATCTGGATGACCCTTAATTGGGGAAACCGGGACGACAGCTACCATCTCACCTTTTTCTATACCGAGGTCTTTTTTGAGTTGCTCTCTGAATTGGAACTTCATATTTATCCACCAAGCAAAGACTTTGTTGTTGTAGTTTGGATAATGAGAAGCCTTGTTAATTAAATCAGGAAGTTCATTGTAATCTGTAAAAACAGGGAAGGGAGCACTTCCTCCAAATAATTTATGCCAGTAATCAGACCTTGTTGACCTAATAGGCGACATATCATCAGCAATTGGGATACAACCTGCTTCAAGTGCTTCATATAACCTAAAAGAGTCTACAGAGACTGCTCCAGAGGGACTAGGAGCGGTCCTAGCCTCAGATAATGACTCTAAATAGTCTTCTTGAGACAATCCTTTAGCAAAACCATCAGTTTCAACTAATTCGCCACCTTTTAATCTTCTTAACTGTTCTACACATAATTCTCTTCTACTATGAGTTATCTGTCCTGCAAAAAACCAATTCCTGTCTTTTTTCTTATATCCAAGGTTTTTTAGTATTCTACGGGTCTTAGTGGTGTACCCAAGAGGGAACATATAGCCACCATTCCCATACTGAGAGTAAACAATCATGTCTCCATGTTTTAAATCTTCAACATTAAACAAACCTTCTTCATCGCTAGTAATAAATACTAAAATCTTTTTGTGTTTGGCTAACTCAGCATTTATTTTCCAAATAGACTCAGAACTACATTGATTTTTGCCAGGAATAATAAAAACATGCCTATCAGACTTACCTAGACCCTTTAGCATGTCGTCTAAGAAGGCGTGATCCCAATAACCTGTTGGTGGAACATCTTTTTTAACTGACAAATGTGTGATATTAGGCATAATTACTTCTTTTTAGCCTTAAACCAGACCCAAGAGTCATGGACTAAGCCCTTTTTAATCTTAATAATTTTAAAACCATTCTCTTTAAGCACCTTCTTTACTTCATCTAAGTCATAGTGGTGTGAAAATTCTCCCTCTTTTTTCCCCTCAATGATTTGAAAAGAGAACCTACCACCAGATTTCAAAACTCGTGTAACTTCTTGCACATATTTCTTAAATCCAGCAAAAGGAATGTGCTGAAAGACTAAGACACAGTAAACTGAGTTGAAATAAGAATCTTCATAAGGTATTGTTCTGCCATCAGAGAGCTTGTAATTACAGTAAGGCTTCTTATTTTTGGCAATACTAAGCATCCTTTCTGAAATATCAATCCCATAATAGTCATGTTTGAGCAATCTACCAATTCCACAGCCAATTTCAAGAACTCTAGGCTCTAATTTGCCCAAAGCATCAAATCTCTGGTCATCATCTAAGTCGCAGATATACTTTTGATCCACATCAGGGTCAAGAGCACATATATTCCAGTAGTCTTTCTCTCTTTTAAGCCTTTTCATAATAAAGGTGTAATTCGTGTTGATAATCTAAAAATACCTCTTTCCTAAGTTTAGGCAATTCAGTCTCAAGCCTCTTTGGTATCCAGGGAACATCTTTAATACCGTAATGTTCTCCACTTAAAGTGGTTTCCCACATTAAAGTCTCGTGTTTACCATGTCCGCTCCTACATTTTGTATTTTCTCTAATGTTCTCAAGATTCATCAAACACCTTTCTAAGAATCTCTTCTGCTCTAATTGTATAATTGGCAAACTTTTTAACATACTCAAAACCAAACTTTCGAACCTTTTCTCTATCTTGATCTTGTTTTAGCCATATATCCACCTTTGATTTAACATCGTCTAGGTCTCCAGCCTTGTAGTTACCCATGATGTTTACTGGAAGATCTAATACTTTAGGGTGGAGTAAGAATCCACCTCTACCAATAGTCTCAGTAACTCTATCTGACCAATACTTGGGTCTATCTCCGAAACAGGTATCTCCGACAACAATCTTAGCTGAGGCATACAAAACATTAAGGTCATGACCTCTAATCGTGCCTAGCCCATCTCCTCCATAATGACCAAACCTGTCCCCGTAAGTCTTTTCTAGGAACTCAACTAGCTTAGGTCTGAATGGATACTCCGGGTGATAGCCTTTAGAGCCGACAAAGATGATTTCATGAGGGAACTTAACTGGGTCAGGAGCCGCCATATAACAATCTCTCTCTATTACACCTGGTTTAAGATAGAACCATTTCTTTACTCCAGCCTCTTTATATAGCTCAACGCCTTCAGGAGAGCCATCAGCCATAAACATAAACTCAGTAAACCAAGTAGCCTCTTTACCCACATCTTTCTCTCTTTCTAACCACGCCCATCTATCTAAGTGAACAGATACCGTTGGTATGTTTAATTTCTTACATTCTTTAAATAATTCAATCAATCCTTTTACTTCCCAACCATGAGTGTGGGAGTACATGAGCATGTCTAACTTAGGTAAATGCTCTCTAATCGTTTCCACATCTACTTTAGACTCTTGAAAAGCGATCACATCGTGTCCAAGCTTATTAAAAGACCACATTCTGTCGTTCTCAGTAGAGAAGGGAGCCTCAAAATTGCCGATAAAGCCAATAGTTTTTTTATTCATCTTTTTTAATTAATTTAAGATACTCTTTATCTTCAATGATGACTGCGATTGGTTTATTGTGGTTGGTGATGAGAAGGGGCAGATTCTTTAATTCCCTGCCTAGATTCCTGTACAACTGTCTTAGTCCTACTGTTCTCATACATTAAGATTACCACAAAAGTTTACCATTTGACAAGCATTGGTTTTTTGTTTATATTTAAGTTATTAGTAGCAAAATTAACCATGAACAAACACACACTTAAAGAGTCAATAATTGAGAGAAGAAACCACTATCAGGGTCGTATGGCTGAGAACATGGTTAATATCATCTACTTTGGCAAGAAAAAAGATAAACTTGAAGTAGAACAAGCTAAACTTAAAGAAGGAGTTGCTTTAAAAGATGCAAAGAAATCTGCTGAAAATGCAGAACTCTTGCAACAAAAGAACATAGAAATCGCCCAAACTGATGTTGGTATAGATAGAGGCAATGAAAACATTGAAGAGGATAAACTCTTAGTTCAGTCCTTTGATGAACTCTTAAAAACGCTTAAGTGAAATACAACGGAGAAGAATTAAAATTCCCTTACACGCTCTTGGTCTTCCCTGCCATGTTTATTATGCTCACAATCGTGGCGGTGTCTCTCTTCCTCGTTGCAGTTACCATTACTGCACCTCTTTGGATACCATTTCTCATTATTGTGCTCCTCATTGCTTAGAGTCTCCAAATGTACAGATTTAGTTGGTTTTTGGTTTTTTAGCTTCTTTTTTGTTTTTTTTATCATTTTCTACCATTTTCTTAACACTACTCTTAATAATGCTGTCTTTAATTGGATGTAGGATCACTTTGCCATCAGAGAAGGCTTTAGTCCAGTCCGGGCGGTACTTGTTACTATCTACACCTTGTCGGTTTAAGAACTCTGCCTGAACTTTAAGAGCCTCAGATTGCCAAAACTGTGCAACCATTAAGGACTCCTGGCTTAATCTTGAGAAAGAACTCATAGTTACTTGAGTAGCTTTGTCTAGTGATAGTATTGTTTTATCTTTCATTCTGGTCTTTCATTTGTTAATTTATATTCTTCTAATTTGTTCTCTTTAATTATGAAGGAGTGCTTCCTTCCGCATGGGCAGAGGATGTATTCCTCTTTGGCAGGC